AGTCCACATGCATCCATAATAATAGCTTTTGGTAATCCTGCTTGTGTACATGATAATTGAATAGCATCAAATATACCCATCCATGATCTTTGACTATTTGAAGACAAAGACCAGCATGATAATCTTTGAATTGATTTTAGATTTGTATTATTTGCTGCAATACCTTTAAAAGATACCATAGAACCATAAGAAGAATCAGGAAGAAGTTCAGATGTTACAAATCCTGTACGACATTGATCTTCACCTTTTGAATCTTCATAATTACGCCATTCTGCACCTTCATCTATAATTTTAGATTGAATTTCTCCACATGTCGTACATACTCTCTCACCTTCATCAATTATAAGATTATGTTGACAACTCATTTTAAGAAAATTTAATTTCTAACTTTATTTTTCCGTTTTTTCATTAGGTGAATATGATAAAGATAAATCTATTATTGAACCATATTGAGGAAATATTTTAGAAAAATGTACTTCAAATAATTCATGAAATAAATGTTTTAATTTATCTGTTAATGAATGCATAAATAAAAATACAGCAAAAATATAGAATATACCTGAAATATAATTATCAACTAAAACATCTAATTGTTTACGAACAGGAAATACAGGTGGAGCTAATTCAATTATAAGTCCACTCCAAAATGCTATAATAGACAACAAAGAAATTTCTACAGAAACATCTAAAAGTTTATAAGTCATAGATCTTTTTTCCCATTTTTCATCATATTCATCAAATAAATAATATAAAATGTATGATACAAATACACCTAAAAGAGTATAAAATATTGCTAATAATGAAGCATTCATACTAACATAAAATTTTTCTTTTGAATTCATATATGGTGGCATTCTTATATTAATCTGTGGATTTTAGAATCATTACACCTCCTCCTATCATAGCAATAGCTAAATAATCATGTAAGTGTAAAACTTCTTTGAAATAAAGAACACCAACTGTAGTTGTTGCCATAACTGATAACCCTGACCAAAGAGCATTCGTAAATGCTAATCCAGATAAGGAAAATGTTTTAACTAACATACCGCCAACACCTATATAAAATAATACACCAAGAAGAAAATATTTCCAATCTTTTATAGATGTCTTAAAACATGACATCGCACATGTTTCAAGAGCAACAATAATTAATACGTAAAATATTATCTTAAGATACTCCATTGTTTATTCACGCGACATAAAAGCAATAGTAGATGGATCGTAAACTTGTGGACGATAATTTGTTGCTAATATAGGTTTACCTAAATCTCTAGTTTTTACTGGTTTTAACCATGAAATCATTAAATATTTAGTTTCAACTACCCATACCCAATAACCTGCTTTTGAAAATGCAGTAGTAAGATATTCCAAGGCTTCTTTTAATGAAAATAAAGGATAACCAAATACATATGTTGGAACTTCAAATACTATATATGGAGCATTAGAATTATGTATTGCCTGAGTTCTTATTTTTGCTTGAATTTGTGCTATAACAGGAATCATAGCAGCCATTCTATTTTGTTTTCTTTCTTCTTGTTCATCCCATACGTCACGAGCTTTCAACATGCTTTAATTATATTAAGTAAAGATGGTTTTACATTTCAAAAAACTTGTTTTAAGTGGTGGAGGTATGAAAGGAATTTTACATGTAGGTGCTTTAAATGAATTAGCTAAACATCAAGAACTTAAATTTCCTGATGGTGTTTGGGGATGTTCTATTGGTGCTGTGTTAGGTATTTTAGTTGCATTTGAAAAACCCCTGAAAACAGAACTTCTTATGAAATATATGAAATGGAATACATTATTACCTGAACCAAAATTAAGTAATATAACTGAATCATTTAGTTCAAAAGGATTATTTCCAATGGATAAATTTTCAGAAACTGTAAATGATTTTATGAAATCTGAATTTGATATTGATCTTACAACTACAAAAATTGGTGACGCTAAAATGCCTTTATATATAGTAGCTTCAAATATAACTAAAGGTATTCCAACAATATTTACGAAAAATGTTCTTTTAATTGATGCTTTGAGATGTTCTTGTTGTTTACCTTTTATTTTTAAACCACAAGAATTATATGGTCAATTATATGTTGATGGTGGAGTATTTGTTCCTTATTTAAATATGATAGTTCCTGATGGATTACATTTAATTTTAACTAAAAAAGGAGCTAAAAATATTACTCCTGAAAAAATAGATTTATTAAGTCCTATAGATTATTTAAAAACTCTTTATTTAATGTCTGTAGATCATTATAAAAATTTTAATAGACCTGAATATTTTATATTTTTAGATTATCCAAAATTATCTGCAAATTCTAATTTAGACGAGTTTGATATTGAAGATATTTTAAATCATTCTGGAAAATTATTAAAAGACTTTCTCTTCTCCAAGAGCAGAAATTAAGAATGCTCTAAATGAGGCCGTTGATGGTGGTCCTTTCATTTCATAAACCTTTTCAGATGTTTCTAATTTGAATGTAGGATATGCTTTAATTTTATATAATGCTGATTTTCCTTTATCACTTTCAGCATTGATTTCTTCCAAAAATATAGTTTTTCCTCCATACGTATATTTTCGTGTTTTTAATAGTTCTTTCATTGACGACCATGGTTGTTGGGCTTTTTTACAATGAGGACACCATGTTGTATAAAAGAACATAAATGTTGCCTGATTAGGATCTTGGTTATTTTGAATAGGTGGGTCTTCAACAATTAATTTTGATCCTGGCGCTACACCACTAAACATTTTATAGCCAAATACAACTACAACAATTAATATTAAAGGAATAACAATCGTCATAAAATTAAAGCTCTCCATCTTTGCGAAATGTAGGATATAAAACTTTTACTAAAAAACGTTGTTTCTCAAAATAATTTTTATAAATTTGTTCTTGAGTCAAACAAGGGTTTTTTATCAAAGACCATACAATCTCATTGGTTTGTCTTTCAGGTTCATAAGGTTTAGGATTAATTCTATACCATAGTGTGTTTGCTCTTACAATGTTAGACATTACTTATGTTAGGATTGTTATCTATAAATTGAAAAACGGATTACTCCTAAATATATATTTAAGGAGTAATGCGGCATTTAACAGAAGTTCTTCAAGACATGCGTGAAACATTTTCTCATATGTATTTCAAACTAACTCCATCAAATAACGGTCCTGACTTTTCATGGATCCATATCACAAGCGACGACCTAGAGATGAAAATTGAAGTTTGTATTAATTACCAAGAAGAATCCGTCATTGCGTGTCTTGTACAAAATAGCGGATTCGGTCGTAAAGCATTTTCTCTGATTTTAGATACTTTTCTAGACGCTTTTGATGAGTATTAAGGGAATCCTACTAGATGAGCACCAATACCGAAACCTGCACCAGTGCGAGCAGATGAACCTACAGAAGGAGCATATACATCAAGAAGAGCAAAAGTAGCCATCGCCACAAGAGCAATCATACCAATTTCAGACATTTTTAAACCCTTGCCAGGAAGGAGATAGGCAGCAACAGCTACAGCTAAACCTTCAAGGGCATATTTTACAGCACGCGTAACTAAATCTCCAATATCAAGTCCAAGAGCAGAAGTTGTTTTTTGTTCCGGCATTTTATAAACTTACAGATAAATTATTTTTAAATAATAATGAAAAAACATTATAGATGTAGAGTTTTAATTGACTCCGAAGTAGTAAAAAAACATAAAATTTATGAACCATCACAAACAGCATTTTTTATTATGGTACATTTCTACGACCCTGATGGGTGGAAAAAACATGGATATACGTTTGAAAACGTTCCTGAAAAAGAAGATATACTTATTAGATTATCTTTACCTGAAACGATTGAGAAAATTTGTGGTTTACCTAAACAACTTTCATGCGCTGAACTTGGAGGAAGATTTGTTTATTTAAATTCTGATAGATGGTTTAAAGGTTCTAAAAAAAGTAAATTATCTTTAGCTGATTATAGACATTATATGGTAAATCATGAAATAGGACATATCCTTGGGTTTGAACATAAAAAATGTCCTTGTGTAGGATGTAAGGTTCCCATAATGGTCCAACAAACTTTAGGTCTTCAAGGATGTAAACCCGACCATGGAAATGTTCGTTAAATCCTACTTTAAGAGAATCATCTATTAATAAACAAATGCCTCGTCAAGAACTACCTAAACTCGAAGATGATGGAACTCCTATTGATTATCTAGAAGAAGACGCGGAAATTCCTAATCAACGTTATTGTATTCTTTCATTTCTTTCACCTGAAAAAGTTATTAAAAGTCGTGAGAATTTCATGAACGAAAAATTTGTAGAGTTCCTTGAATACGATTGGAAAGTTAAAGGAATGGAGCATTTTGTCGCATTCCTTTCCAAAAAATATTCTGTGAAAGTTGATGATCTTTTCAAAGACCTAGAAGAATTCACAAAAGTTCATAATGCTGAAATTAAAAAAACTGATATTCTTGAACAATATCAAGTATTTCTTCTAAAGAATGAAAAAGAACTTGATGCTGAATTCAATGAAAAAGTAAATTTCCGAACAAATGTTCGCGGTGTAAAACTTCGTCGTGTTTTTGCCAATCTTGAAGAAGCTCAACAATTTGCTAAAGTTCTTCAACGTCGTTGTCCTAATGATAATTTGTATGTAGGTAAAGTTGGTATGTGGCTTCCTTGGGACCCTTCTGAACATATGATGCCTGAAGTTGAATATGCTGAAAAAGAACTCAATGAACTTATGCGTAAATATAAGGAGAATGAAGTCAATAAAGAAATCTTCTTTGAAGAAGAAAAAGCCGAGAAAATTAAAGCTCAAAAAGAAGAAAATGAAAAACGTCGTAAACAAGCTCTTGCTGATGCCGGTCAAACTGACCTAAAACAACTTGCCGATACACTTGATACTCCAATTCATCCTTCCGAAGGTGGTATTCGTGATCTATAAGTTTTCTTTAGGATAAATAATGATAAATTCATCAGATATAACAAGAACAAGAAGATTACAAGTAGCAAATAATGATTTAAGATTTCCAAATAAATCTCATAATTTATCAGCTATAGAGCAATTATGTGCTAGAAGAGTCATTGGTGGTGAACCTCCAACAAAAAGTTTACCACTAGATTTAAAATGTTTATTGAGACCAAGAGATGGAGGACAACGAAAAGTTAATAATACTCCAAGAGATAATCCTAGATGTTGTGGAAGAATATAATATTTTGATAATATAAAATGTCCGGTCGTGTTCCTGATTCAAGTGTGAGAACTGCGCAAGTAGCTGCCAATGCGTTTACCAGAGTTCAAGTTGGGTTAAAAGAAAATGGTCCTAAATCGAACAATGTCTTTGCGGCTCTTATTGCTAAAGGATACAAAATTAAAGGATTAGCTGTTCTTCGTAGTGGTCGTTAGTTATTTTTTCCTTGTTGTTTTACATGAATCCATGGACTTGAAGATTTCTTTTGAATAGCACCAGGATTATATTCATCTTGTGCTAACATTGACGATGAAAATGGTTTATTATCAATCCATAAAGAATCGCTACACATTCTAAATGATGGATGATCAGATGCTTTATACCAAAAGACCTGATCTTCTAATTTATTTGATTGGACGCCATTACATATGACAAGACATTCAAAATTTTCAGTACATTGGTCCATAAATTGACAAAACATTTCAAATGTAGGAAACATTCCTGCATAATTTTCATATATACGACGTCTATTACCTAAAATTGTTTCACGCAAAATAAACACAAAGTCAACGTTTGTTCTTAAATTAGGTGTAATACCTAATGGATATTGCATAGTAATAATAGTCATTAAATCTATATGACGACCGTTCATAAAAACATATCGAGTAGATTCTTCTTTAATCCATGTTGCATCATATAAACAATCATCTAAAATTAAAAACGCTCTTGTATCTATACTTGAATTACCACCACTTCTATTTTTATCTCCATTACGTGCTGTTTTAGCACCTAATTGCCTTTTTATTACACCCATAACTATTTCAGGCTGATATTTATCATGAATTAATTTTGATGGAACCATGTGCTGAAAAAATTCATTCGCAACCTCAGTTCCTGATATAACAGTTCCAATAGGAAATGCAGATTGAGTATTACATAAAATATCACGAACTAAGAATGATTTTCCAGTATCTTTTTTACCAATAATAACTATCATTGGAGATTTTCTTGAATCCATCTCACATCTATCTCTTAAAGTTTCAATATTAAACTTTTTGATTTGAAAGTTCATCTTATTAATAGTGCGTGAATATTTAGATATTTGAATTAACTTATTTTAATAAGAATGTCAAAGAAAAAGCAAGGGACTATTTCTTTAAACGTCCACAAATATACAAATTTAAAATATCTTCAATCTTCTGCTGAATCTTTATGGAATACTACATCTATTCAACCTTTTTTTCCTCCTATCGAAAAATTATTTAAGACTTCTTTATTAGAAAACTTTTCAGAATATGGTATTAAATTTTCATCCGAAATTACAAATATAGTTTCTGAAGATACTATTTCTATTTTAGGTGGTAAAAATATTCAAATTCATAAAAAAATTTCTATGATTCTTAATCCATTTAAATTAATGGAAGGTAGTTATGGAACAAATTTATCTTTGCCTTCTTCATTTGAACAATCTACTTCAGCACATAATAAAATTCAGAATTATAATAATGCAGCTTATATAGGTTCATTAATTTCTGTTGCGTTATCTGTATCAGGATCCCACCACTTTCCTGAAACTTATGGAATTTTTACCGGCTTAAGAAAATCACATACTATTGATATTTCGGATGATTATGAAGATTTATGTGATAGATCATGGTTTTCTCAAAATATGGGTAATACGTTTACTTTAAAATTAAATGACAATATTGAGAATTCGTCTGAATTTAACTACACAAGAAGTATGCGTCCAAGTATTCAATTAGGTGAATCTATAATTATGGATTTCAATGAAGTTGAAGGTATTCAATCTAATTCAGAAATTGCAAATATGAGCCCATTATTTAATGATACAATTAAAGATGATAATGAATCCGATTCTTCATCTGTATCAACTTCTTATATTTTTGAAATAAGATCTTGTGATTCTTCTATTGTATCTGATGAAGAAGAAGAAGATGATGATGGGGAACCTTTTGCTTGGGCATCATTTTCAAATGTTCCAGTCCAAATTACTTTAATGGAAAAATGTCAAGGAACATTTTTTGAATTAATTACATTAAACACAGAAAGTTATAAACATGAAGCATGGTTCGCACAAATTATTCTTGCTTTAGCGTTTGCACAAAGTAAATTTTTATTCGTTCATAATGATTTGCATGCAAATAATGTTATGTATACGGAAACTACAGAAGAGTTTTTCTATTATAATTGTGGAGGAACATTCTTTAAAATTCCTACATATGGATATTTAATTAAAATTATAGATTTTGAAAGAAGTAGTTTTTCGTTAAAATTAGTAGGATTAAAAGAATCTAAATTTTTTATTAGTGATCAATT